CCCGACAGACGCATACACGATAGATAAGTTTGAACTTTGTATGGAGATATTATAATGTCAAGAACAACATTTTCAGGTCCAGTCACCTCAAATGCAGGTTTCAATGGTCCAGTCGTAGTAGATAACTCAACACTAAACACAGGCGGTGCTGTTACTACAACTTTAACAGCAGCTCAATCAGGTACTTTATTTGAAGTAGATGGCACAGGCGATATCGTTGTTAATATGCCTGCGTTAAGCACAGGCAACGTAGGAGTATCCTATGAATTTTTTGTAACTACAGCTGTAGGTGCTGCTAAAACTGTTACTTTCGTTTTACCAGGTTCAGCAGTGTCTAATTTCTTTGGTGCTTTACAACTTATGGGTGGTACAGCTGCTAACCCAGCTAGTGATGTTGCAGGTGATACATTAACTTTAGGAAACTCAACAATTGTAAACTCAAGAGTGAAATTAACATGTGTATCTGATGATGGTACAAACTCTACATGGAAAGCAGAAACACTTTCTTCACCAATAGCAACTATTGCTTAATAGGAGATAAGATATGAGCAACAATGGAGATATATGGGCAGTAACCCCTTCCACTAGTGCTACATACTATAGAGCCGCAGCATCGATTGGAGGAGCTGGGGCTCTAACCCTACTTACAAATGACGCAGGTCCTAACGGTGTAGGTTATAAAGTTAGATTTACTTCTGCAGGTGATGACCGCGGTATTACTTTTACTATCGTTGGTATTACTGTAAGTAACACACTAACAGGAGACTCAACTACAGAAGTCGTTACAGGTGCTAATGCTAGTACAGCTTCTTCTAGTAATTTTTTTGCTAAGATTACAAGTATCACTGCATCAGGTGCTTCAGCAGGAAACGTAAGTATAGGAACTACTGGGTCAATAGCTTTACCTAGAACTCGACTAAAAGGGTTCTATTATTTAGCTAGTGGTTCAGCGGGTAGCATAAAAGTTAATTTAAATAGTAGCTCAGGTACAGAGTTGTTAAATATAGCAACACCAGCAAGTGCAACAGGAACACAAGATATGTTCCTTCCTGGTATGGGTATATTAACAACATCGACAGGTAGTAGCATTACAGATTTTTCTGTGGTTACTATTACTAATGTTACTAATACAGTACTATTCTGTGGATAAGTATGGCCGTTACTAAGAAAAAAACAGTCAAACGAAAAGGAATGGGAATTAAAACTTCAGTTAAGTCTGGTAATTTTAGAAAGACTAAAGCTGGAGCAGGAATGACTAAGAAAGGTGTTGCAGCCTATCGTAAAGCCAACCCTGGTAGTAAATTGAAAACAGCCGTAACTGGAAAAGTCAAAAAAGGTTCTAAAGCTGCTAAGAGACGTAAATCATTCTGTGCACGTAGTGCAGGTCAAATGAAGAAGTTTCCAAAGGCAGCTAAGAATCCAAACTCAAGGTTACGTCAAGCTCGTAAGAGGTGGAAGTGTTAACATGGAAGATAAAGTGCAAGAAACAGTAGCCGTTCACAATGTTGAAATAGAACATATGAAAAAAGATATTGACCACATTATCCAAAAGGTCGATAGAATGGATGCTAAGATAGATAATATTGAGAAGATATTAGCTGAATTTAAAGGTGGAAAAGCTGTAGGACTTTGGTTCTTTGGCTTTTTTGGAGCTATCGCTGGGGCGATCATAACCTGGTGGGTAGGTAAATAATTTTATAGGAGAAGGAAAATGACAAGAGGACAGAGAAAATTTAGTGGTGCTAAAAAGAAAATGGCAGAAAATGCTTTAATGGGTGGAGAAAGAATACCTAAGTTTATATCTAAAAAAACTTCAAGAGGTACTAGAAAAAGACTTAATCCTGAATATAAAGCTATTTATGGTAGTGCTAATTTGAAAAACAGACCTCTTAAAATAGATAACAAAGGGTTAACACCTAATGTTAAGAAAAAAGCCCCTGTTAAAAAGAAATCTGACGGAGATGCGATATCAAATAGAAAATCTATGAGAGAGTTAATGTTAAAGAAAAAAACAGGCTCTACTTATGACCCAACAAAAGCTAACCGTGCAGGTCAAAGAATGGGTCAACGTAAAGCTGGTGGTATGATTAAGAAAAAAATGGCATCAGGTGGTAAGGTACGTGGTGATGGTATCTGTAAACGCGGTAAAACAAAAGGGAGAATGGTCTAATGTCTAACTGTGGAAGCAAAAGGAAAATGGCTTATGGTGGTAAGGTCAGAAAGATGGCTCAAGGTGGTATGATGAAACCTGTAGATAAAGAAAAAAATCCAGGTCTAGCTAAGTTACCAACAGAAGTTCGTAATAAGATGGGCTTTATGAAGAAAGGTGGTATGACTAAAAAGAAAGCACCTAAAGGAATGCATTATATGCCTGATGGAAAACTTATGAAGGATTCAGCTCATAAGAAAAAGTCTAAAAAAATGATGTATGGTGGTACTGTCAAGAAGATGAAACACGGTGGTATGGCTAAGTGTAAGCGTGATGGTATAGCTATGCGTGGTAGAACTAGAGCAGGTAAGTAAATATGATGAAATGTCGTGGAATGGGAAGAGCTATGAAAAAACCTATTGCCCTTAAAAAAGGTGGTAGTGTTAAAGATGCGTGTTATCATAAGGTGAAAGCACAATATAAAGTTTTTCCTAGTGCTTATGCTTCTGGTGCGATTGCTAAATGCAGGAAGAAACGAGGCGGTAAAAAGTAATGGCCGTTCGTAAGACAAAAAAAGGTCTTGCACTAAAGCGATGGTTTAAGGAAGAGTGGAAAGACGTAAGAACAGGCAAAGCCTGTGGTCGCAATAAAAATGAGAAACGTGGTACACCTTATTGCAGACCTAGTAAACGAGTGTCAAGTAAAACTCCTAAGACAGCAGGAGAAATGACGGCAGCTCAAAAGAAGAAGCGTATTGCTCAAAAGAAAAGACTTGGGCAACCAGCTGGAAAACCACGTAGAGTAGCACCACTTAGGAGAAGGAAGAAAACATAATGGCAACATCAGGAACAACAACGTTTAACTTAGATTTAAACCAATTAGTTGAAGAAGCATTTGAAAGATGTGGTGCAGAATTACGTACAGGATATGACCTACGTACAGCTCGTAGAAGTTTAAATTTACTTACTGCAGAGTGGGCTAACAGAGGTGTTAATCTTTGGACGATTGAAGAAGGTAATGTATCTCTCACTGAAGGAACTATTACCTATAACTTACCTACTGATACGATTGATTTAATTGAACAAGTTATTAGAACAGGGACAGGTAGTAACCAACAAGACATTAATATTACTAGAATATCAGCACCAACCTATGGAGTAATACCTAATAAAAATGCAACAGGTAGACCTATTCAGGTGTGGATAAACAGACAAGTATCGCAACCGATTATAAATGTATGGCCAGCTCCAGAAGATGATAGCTATACATTTGTCTATTGGGCACTAAAACGAATTGAGGATGCAGGTAATGGTGTGAATACACAAGATATACCGTTTAGATTTTTACCTTGTTTGGTAGCAGGACTAGCATTTTATCTAAGTCTAAAGATACCAAATGCAGGTGATAGAACTCAGTTTTTAAAACAAGAGTATGAAGAACAATGGTTATTGGCTTCAACTGAAGATAGAGAGAAAGCTGACTTGAGACTTGCCCCTCGTAGACAACATATATGAGGTAAGTTATGGGACGCAAATATGCATCAGCTAAACATACCATTGCAGAATGTGATAGATGTGGTTTTCAATATAAGTTAACTGAATTAAAAGACTTATTTATTAAGACCACAGAGACAAACATAAAAGTTTGTAAAGAGTGTTGGGAACCAGACCATCCACAGAATATGCAAGGAATGTATCCTGTAGATGACCCACAAGCTGTTAGAGACCCTAGACCAGATAGGAACTTGACAGAACAAAGGGATTATCAGTATGGTTGGGACCCAGTAGGACTTAATAATCCTTTAGGTTTAGAGGGATTAGAAGATGATTTAGAATCGACTGGCCAAGTAGGTTCAGTCACTGTTACAACAACTTAGGAGTGAAATATGAACAAAGACAGAAAATGTTGTCCACAATCATACAAACAGCCAGAAACAGTTGCTGTACCTAACACTGCAGGTTATCCTGAAAAGGATGTAAAATCTGAAGGTGTAGTTACTCGTGGTAATGGAGCAGCTACAAAAGGTACAAAAGCTAGAGGCCCAATGGCGTAAGGATATTAAATGAATTATACAGAGCTAGTTGCAGCTATTAAATCGTACACTGAGAATGATTATAGTACGACTGATGTTAATACTTTTATTCAGAATGCAGAGCAACGCATCTATAATACGGTACAGATACCTGACTTACGTAAAAATGCTACAGGTACAATGACTTCAGGTAACAAATACTTTTCATTACCAAGTGATTGGTTATCTACCTTTAGTATTGCTGTTATAAATAGTGACAATGAATATATTTATCTTTTAAATAAAGATGTCAATTTTATTAGAGAAGCATTTCCTGATACTGATCCAGGTTTTTATGCACAGCCAGAGTATTATGGTATATTTGATGATAACACAATGATTTTAGGACCAACTCCTGATGATAATTACACCGCTGAATTGCATTATTACTATTATCCTGAAAGCATTGTTACTGCTAGTAATACTTGGTTGGGGGATAACTTCGATACTGCTTTGTTTTATGGTGCACTATTGGAAGCAGCTGCGTTTATGAAAGAAGATGTAGATGTGGTAACTCAGTACACAACCAAGTATAATGAATCTATGCAGTTATTGAAAAACTTAGGAGATGGTAAAAATAGACGTGATGCTTATAGAAGCGGACAAGAGAGGATACCTGTAAGAAATGGATAACGTAGCAGAGATAAAACAAGGTGTTGACTATGATGTAATTACTACTTC